CTTTGCTATGGAGTCCAGTATCGTAGTTACCGAGGGAGCGTAAGCGCCTTCCACATTATAGTAATGTTTTTTCGGGTCGAAATTAAGAATAACCACACTTCCATCATGGTATTCTATTTCATGGTCAACTCCGTTAGAAGTCAAAATCTTCGTCCCTTGGTGGGGCCTCACGGGTCCCCATGTCCTGTGGATCGCTGAACTTCAGCTTGAGGTAGATCTTGCCATCCCTACTCTTGTTCTTCCACATGGCTGCTCGAACCTCTTTGCCATTGACAAGACCCTTTCCAGAGTAGGGCGGAGACTTCTCGCTCTTCTTCTCTTGGGGCCACAACGTAACCTCATTGTCCTTCACTTCATACGCCATCTTAGTTTCCTCTCGTTGCTGTTGGTTGAGTTGATCTTCATTCGCCCACCCTTGGGCGTTGTCGTAGTCTTCCCGCCACTGCGCCAGTTCTTCTGCATCCATCAAAACCCCGTCTTTCTGTTGTTGGCTGAGATTGTTTGCCATACCGCTATCGTCGCCTCTGCTGCTGTGTATTTATGTCTAAGGGCTATTTCCTTTTCTCGAGCTACCTTCAGCCCGTCCAGTAGCTCCCTATACTCGGGGTGAGCATATGCCCACGCTTCTTTAGCAGCCACTGTATCCTCTGGCGACTGCTGGAACAACACGGAGAACTTTACCTTCTTAAAGTCCTCTAGGTGTAGCTTATCAGATAACGCCTGTCCATGCTCCGCTGCGTTATCCCTCATCCAGTCTCGAGCCTTCTCTGCTGAATTCTCGTCTATCACCTGTTTGGCCTGCTGTCTGTGATTCTACCCCCCTTATGACCGTACATACCATCGCTAAGGTAGACTCCTTGTGGGGTATCATACCCGGGCAAGTCAGCATACCAAGGCTCATGTGTTACCTGTTCCCTTACAGCTTCAATAGCCTCTTTCTTTGTCTTGTACCTCTTCATGGTCTTCCGAGTATGGTCAAACGCGGAGTCGTAGTAGTAGACTTGCCACCCCACCTTGTAGTAGTCTACAAAATGCCCATGCCTAATGACGGGGGCGACAATATACTTGTTTTGCATTCCCCACCCTGAACTATCCCGGTCATTCCGACTATACACCCTAAGCCCTAGGTCCGCAAGACCTATGTTGTATTCCTTGCTGTTATATTTTAAGGTCATATCCTGTAGTACTCGTAAGGTTTGTACGTAATAGATATTACATCATGTTTGGTAGCTGCGTCAAGCGCTTTGAAGATAAATTGTGCTTGGAAGTCCAGCACCTCCCCATCCCCATTGTGAGCCCTGTCATGGCAATCATAGCACAAAGGCATAGTGAGGATGTCAGATGCTTTAAGACCCATGCCTCCTCCTCCCCACGGGGAGTACCGATGCTTCAGGTGATGGGCAACTACAGTCCCGTCAATGATGTGGCAGTTAGAGCAGGGCATCTCGCTGACAAACTTGAGGTAGTCCTTGTTTTGCCATCGCTTATCTTTAGCTAAACTCATATCTCACAGATCCCTGCTGTACAAGCTAACTCCTGACTGGCTGTGGTATTGTCTACGTTTTCCTCAAAATTGAAGTCTATTTCTTTTGGCATCTCTTTCACTATATTAGTATATTCTAATTTACTAATATCCTGATAAGGGGCCTGTTCATATATGTGGTCATCATCTGCAGAGGGGAGGAAGGAGATGCCATTTACCATCCTGAAGTTCTCCCACACCCAAGACCCGACAGAGGGCCAATCCTTCTCCCCTACGTAACAGGTCATGCTTGGTTTATGCTCACACCAATGGAGTGCAAACCGCCTCCATGTGCTCAACTGAGAGATAGGGCTTATGTCTTTGCGTGTAAGACCGTCAGACTTCATGGGGAAGTAAAACACCCATGCCTCTGGGTTTTGCTTATCCTCTTCATAAGGTATACCTGCGTCAATCATAACTTGTGCTAATGGGTCCTTCTTATCATTACGCACCGCCCTTTTGTAGAAACTATTGTAAGCAGGGTGTATTCCCGAGCTACAGTCTGCTAGCTGACTCACCGTACCAGACGGTTTCACACAGGTAACAGCCGCAGAGGGTGATATCCCTAGACGGGCGGCCCACTTTTCATTTGTAGCAACAGCATGGTTACGCAGAGACTCAAGCTCTTTAGGCGTAGCATTGTAGAGGGCAGGGCAATCGTATATCCCAGTAAAGGATACCCCTAACAGCCTTTCCTCCTCGCAGTTACGCTTCCAGATAGCACGTAAGTATCTAAAGTCAGTCAGGGTAGACTGTATCGTCCCCAGTATAGTTGCATACTCCACCTTTTTCTTTAGTGTAGCAATAGTATCATCTGGCCTAGCCACTAGCTCAGAAAGGTTGCAGAATTCTGCACTGCGAAGTACTATTTCGCTGCAGGGGTTTGTACCGAAGTCATGGTTCTCGTCTCTCCGTTCGGGGAGCATATCTCTACAAGCCTGACGGTTGAAGACCCCACGTTCACCTGACCTACTTTCGTATATAGATAGCCATTCACGCATGAAAGCACCCACCTCGGGCTGCTCGGTAAAGCATATTGAGTTATTAGCAAGTGCTCTTTGCGGATTCTCTGTCCACCACTGTCCACTTTTCGCATTACGCATCCTCTCGTCGGAGTGATTGGAAAGACTGATTAGCGCAGTCCGGCGTACACCACCTACCAAGACAGCCTCTCCCTCATGGCAAACGAGGTCATGGACCTCCATAGAGGTGAGCTTTCTGCCTGCAGCGTTCTCAAAAACCCTTATAAAGTGCCGAAACATCCTCTCCAGAGGCTCTGGACCAGAGGCTCTACCCCCGAAAGTCTTTAACGGAGCACCTGAGGGCCTTATATTTGAGGTATCTATCTTGGGAATGATCCCAGAATACAGCATTCCAACCAGTTCTTTTAGGGCTTTTGCCCAACCTAGCTTGGAATCACTGACGACAATAGTCGTATCAGTGTGGTGGAATTCCTCAGATACTTCAGGGAGCTTGGCTATGTACTGCCTCTCCACAGAGAAGCCTAGGCCAGTACCGCACAACATAATGTAGAGCGCTTCATCAAACACCCTAACGTGATCTACGGCAACGTAGGCGCAGTTGTAGCCTGCTACGTGATCCCTTTCCAAAGCCCTCCCACTCGTCATAACTGCCCTCATGGAAGGAAGTACGTCCTTCTCAACGATAGCCTTACGCAAGAACGATAGGTTCTGTCCTGTGTGGTCCGAGAAGAATTGTATGTACCTGTCTACTGTCTCAGGCCATGACTCCCTCCTTTTTTTCTCAGGTAGGTATCTTGCGTAACGAGAGATAGCGATGTAATCTTGGTATAGGGATGTCATTCGGGGTCTGTTCCTCCATAGTTAAAGGGAGTATCGAAATCATCCTCCCCTTCGCCAACCAAGATCGGGGGGCTGGGGTCCCCTAATGCCGCTGCCAGTAGATTTAATAAGTCCGGCAGGCGGACTAATGCTAACATATCAGGGTTGTTGTACTCGCCAAGAATAACAGTGGGAATCAAGTCATCTCCGGAACCTCTAATAGCTTGGTCCATTGAGTCCTTGATAAACTTAGAAATCTTCTTTCGGTACTTACACTCTATACCAAGGTAGGGATGCTTTACATCTAAAGGAGTTCTCCTGTCTGAGACGGGAATCCTCTCCCCTCCGGTACGTTGAGCAACACGCCTTTCAAATGCTTTCCAAGTCTTGTCCATTACTTTTCCCGCCTTATAGGATAGGCCATGTGTGGGTTTCTCCAGAGAGCGCCATTATTCAGCTTAGAGATCATGGTCCTGGAGATATCGAACATAGGAGCTATGTCTTTCATCTGAGTTCCTTCCCTCAGTTCTATGTATATCTCTTCAACTGCTTGCTTTGAGAGTTTAGTTATAGGCATTTATCTGTCTAGCTCCTCGTCATCCATGACTATTTTCCGTGGGAGTTGGTGTTCCGTAGTGAGATTAAGAGACTCGAGGTTTAGCCAGAGGTCGAATTCGCACTCCGCCATGTCCCAGTGCCTCGCTTTAGAGATCGCCATGTACGCATCAGCCTCACTGGGGTCATCGTTATAGTATCGCCCGAGGAGTATCACGTTGTCAACCCTATCCGTAAGCTCCCCTGCACCCCTGATTGAGAAGCGGTCTATCTTATCTCTAATACTCATAGATTTCCTAGCATGACAGACAAGTATGACGTGGCAGTCCAAGTCTCTGCAGGCGTCAGCCAGACGACAGACTACATTCTTCTGAGCCGTGTAGTCATCATTAGCGATCCCACCAATAGTCATCAAGGAGTCAACCAAGATAAGCTCGGTGCCATACATGTTCCTGCTATAGTTAATAACAGCAAGAAGCATGTCTAAGTTGACGCTACCCATCTTGTCAAAGAAGTACAGTTTATTACGAGCCCAAGCGTTAAAGCCTAGGCCAAAGTCCATGTTAGGTTGTAATGAAAGAGAAGCCTGTCTCCACATTCTAGCCAACTGGGACTTAGGACTCATCTCAAGGGATACGGAGAGGCACTTAACACCCTGCTCCATAGCGTTTAGCAGGATTTGACCACAGGCCAGAGACTTACCACTCGAGTTTATACCGCCAACGATAGTACACTCGCCATTACGAAGGCGAAACTTCTCGTCGAGATCGCGCGCCTCACCATCACGAGCGGTAAAGCG